GCTTTGAGAGCCACTGCTTCACTATAGCCTAGCATGCCAAGTCAAATCCATTAGCATAACCGCAGGTCAGAAGGCGTGTCGTAGAATGGCACAATGTTGTACTGATCGATCCAGTTATGGTCAAAGCCTGCCTCACTCACGGCTTGCTGCCCCAGCCAGTACCCTTGAACACAAGTCCAGGTGCTGAGTATAACCGACTCATATCTAACTTACATTTAGGACACTGCATAGTTGGCACATCCTCATTAAATGAACTGTGAACAGATCCGTGCGTGCCGCACTCTCTACAGCTGTATTCATATGTTGGCATTATCTCACCTTACTGATTCGGCTAATAGCTTCTTTGTTTTCTTCACCTAATGCCCACAAACTAATGCCATACATAATCTTTTGCTCTTTCCCTGCTGGATTTGTAAAACCAGTATTTGGTTTAATCATTGCTATAGATGCATCAGATTCCCACAAGGCACGCCACCATCTGGAATTACCAGATAAAGGCAATAATGCAATTCCATTACAGTGTGTTAGCCATTTTTCAACCCACGGTGCTGGTTTGCTAAATGGTGGGTTCATCCACACTCGACCAACCCATTCTTGGCTAAGAGCATCATCATTTATTGTGAATCTATTTGCAGCAGGAACGATAATTTCTTTACTATCACTTGATGCTACATCTAAATCAAATTGCAAGCCTAATAAATCAAAAATCCAGGCAGGTGTGTAAAGCTCATCATTTGCCATTACTTCGCTCCAATCAGTTGGCAAGTGTGGCAGACCACGGAGGAAAATTTCCAACTACCACACTTATCACATCTGCATATATCCGAGTCTGGTATATGCAAAGCCTCTGCTATATTTTTAACACCTACAGTGCCACAATCCATACACTGATAAGCCTTAAAGCCCTCTGGCGTATCAAGCTGTTCGAGCCATAGAAACTCGGTATTTCGCTTGCAACCATTACATTTGAATTGTGGGTGCATTATGGTAATATCCTTATTGCCTGCAATGGCACTGAGTACATACCAAATACTTACCATCATGCATCAACCTGTCGTCATTACAGCTCATGCATTTGTCTGATGTTGGCTCTATGGTTGTCTTGCCGTCCTCTAAACGTGCTAGATAACCTGAGCCATCAATAATCTCAACATATCCCATTTATTCGCCCCCCTTTCCTGGTTCTGTATCATCAGGCCAAAACCATGTGCCAGCAGCTGTGAGTTTTGCCCACTTTGCATCACACTGATCGCCTTTTGATCCAACACATACAAAACCTGCATATGGTTTACCAGTCTTAGCAATGCCGGTCTTTTTCACCATATCACCATGCCTGCAAACAAAACTAACATCAGGTACTTGGCCAACTTCGCTAATAGTTTCGCCAACAGACCAAGTAACAGGCACAGGCTCGTTAGCACTAGCTTTAGATTGTGTTTCAACAATATGTAACGCATACTCCATAGCAGCTGACTTTGATCCTGGTGCGCCATACTTAGGTCTAAATGTGCTTGTTTCTTGTGCATTTACTTTTGCCATTTCTTCACGGCTTGCTCTTTTTCCCTTAGCTGCATAACCAGCGTTTGCAAGTGCTCTGCCGATCGCTGAAGTCTCAGCGTTTTCCAATGCAGACGTTGAATTAACACCGCGATCACTAATGCTCTCACTAGCAAGCCCAGTCGCCCACGGCCTTTCATCGGTTTTTGTCTTAAATAATTCAGCACTAACAATGTATCGAGTGTCTGTGGCCTGTTCAAGCTTCGTTGATATTCTTCCATTTTCATTATCCTTCCAAAACTTTTCTAGTCGGCTTTCTACTGTTTCATAATCTTGTAAATTAAATGCCATATTCAATCCTCACTGATATAAATAACAAATCAATCATCAAGGCACGATCATCTGGCGAATACCACACACCAATACCGTGGCAATGCTTTAATGTTGTAATTTTCATTTAGTCATCCCCCCAGGTAAACTGTGTGTCTTTTTCTGCATCCAAGACTGTCTTGTATATTGAAACGTAAGCAATGGCATCCTGGATACTGTCCTGGTGATCTGGAGTTTCTGTAAGCCGAGAAACCTTGACGAGTGCCATACATAGCGCAGCTTGACTTGCTGAAATTGGATGGTCGAGGTATGCAGACCACAGCTCACTGATCCTTTTATGGTTGTAGTAAGGATGGCCGTAGATCGCTCCGCGTTCGTGGATCGTACTAATAACATCGGACAATAACTTTTCAGTTGTAGTGGTCATAGTCAAAGACCTCATCGGATTTCTTCTGAATGTTGGTCATTCTTCTGTGCGAATCCCACCCCGCCTGACGGCCTTTCCAATAGCCCGACTGGAATGCTGATTCTCTGACTTGATGAATGATCCAAGTAATTGCGCCCACTAGCATCATTCCCCACATCCACATATAACCAAAGTCTTTTAGCTCGTTATACATTTGTAGCCCTTCTATGCTCACAATTTGTGGCATGGCAATAGTGTGCCACCTGTGTACGACTTTGTGGATTATTTAGTGGGTTTTTTGTATAACGATTAGATAACGTTATCCGTAGTACTTGCCGAGTGCTGTAAATGAGCCATCCTTATTGATCGGCACTAACGTGGGTGTTAGTGTCTTTCCTACGGCTTCAAGTATAGCAAACCCCATCTGCCAATTTGCGGCAGAATAGCGCAAATAAGAGGCTTTCCTGCGATCCATAAGGTTTCCTACCTCAACCCCATATAAAGGTCTGTAATGGCTTCCTATGGCCTCTGAATAGGCACTCATGCCAAGCCTGTGGCTATGCCCCGCAATTACGGATTTGCCCCATTTTTTTGCTAAATTTAACGAGGTAATGCCCGCATGTTGGCTCATGTTTCCCTCATCGCCATGAGCTAATACCCAGCCTGGGTGAAACTCTGGTGGTGTTTTGTGATAAGTCATGCCCATCTCGGCAAAGCCCATAAACTTAGGGTATTGCAACTCTGGCAAAGAAATTAAGCCAGGTACTTTTAATAATGTATTGTATAAACGATCTGAATGATTACTTCTGATAATGTGCATTTCACGGCTGTACTCACCTAAATCCCAGAGTATCTCCTTGCACAGCTCACGATCCTGGTGAATGGTCTGCTCATAAGCCAAAGGTGTTTTTTCACTCCAACGGCTAATGGTCTGAAAATCAATTTCATCCCCGACCACCAATACAGAATCAAACTTCTCCCTACGTGCTAACTTGATAACATTTTTTACAGCTGCCTCGTGGTGATAAGGCACTTGTAAATCTGATATTACGAGATATCTAGTAGACTTAATCTTCTTCCTCATCTGGAGTAGGAATACGTGGGATAATGCCATCATCGCCTACTACCCAATCGGGCATAGACTCTGGACTATCCATAAGGTATAGAGCCACGCTCTCTGAAAACCCAGCCTTGCGTGCAGCTTTATACATTTCGTGCTTGGCAATATAGAACACCTCTAGCTTAGATAAAGGTTCTGGAGTCTTGCGAACTCTGCGCCTGTTTATCTTCTTACGTTTGCGTGTAGTCGCCATGATAAAATTATCGCTTACTAATTAAAACAAAGAGATCATCGACACGCTGTTCTAATCGTGTTAATTGATCTTTCATAGATGAGCCACCATTAGGACGCAACTCATTAAGCCAGCCTCTAACTAGAAAACGTAATCCGATTAGCACGCCTGATAGCACGGCGATAACGCCTGCGCCAAAACCAGCCCATTCTGTTGGGCTCATTTCTTTGGAGTTGCATACCCAAATACACCTGCAAGTACAGCCCATAGAATAGAGCGGTAGTCAGCTGCAAAATTGGATGCTGCCCAAGCTGATAAAAATGCACCAGCGGTTAGAATGTAAGGATTTTTCATATTCATATTTTGCCCCCTAGTAGTGGTATATCAAACGGCCTGCCATCTTTATCGCCTGCCTTTGTAAAGCTAATGTGTATGTGTTTAGTGTGTTTGTTGTAGCCCTTGTATGTACGCCATCTATAGCCCAAGATCTTGCTTGCTATCTTGCCGTTATGAATTACATAAGATATGCGTTTATCGGTTTTCGCGCATTGTCTGATTTGGTCAGCCAAATAAACTGAGAGCCCCTCGGATGAATCCAGCCTAGAATCAATATCAATGGCTCGCACGCACCCTGTGTCGTCTGGGTTATGATCTGATTTTCTCGTGGAATGACGAGCATCACCGATCCACCCATCAGCTTGAGTCCTGCGATCTGGATACCAGGTAGTAACGGCATCTCTAAGCTCGACTCCTGCTGCGCATAACCACGGTTTCATTATGAAAGAAGTAGTGCAGCTTCCTCGGCAGTAATGCCAAGTTCTCT